GGGATCTACTACGTAATCTTGATCAAAAGGAATAATATATCCAGCCGTTAAAGAATCAAGAAAAGGTATACAAGTTTTAAGAGTTGGTTCATGTACATTATTTCTAGTATGTCTTTCTAATTTTTTATATGTTTCAGGTATAAAATGAGAAGCTGGTTGTGGATGAGGCCATATATTAACCATTTCTTTATTTGTAGCACAAAAAATAATTTTTTTATTTATCATTTATAATTTTTTCATTATCAATAAAATTAAATGACATAGATCTTCTAATATTTCCTTTATTTTTAACTTTAAAAGGCATAACAAAATGTTGATGTATTGCTTCAAAAATATAAAATTGACCTTTTTTAGGTTCCATCCACGTAGTTCCGGACCCTTCATTAGCAATAAATCCAAGTTGTCCGTCTTTAAATTTATGAGGATCTTTAGTGTCGTTGATGTATTCAGGAACTTTTAAAAATAAAACAGTAGACCATCCTTTTCCGTTGTGATGAGTGTGTGGAGGATTATATTCTCCTTCTTGCATATCATTTATCCAAGCATTAAGAATTTTTAAAGACGGTTTCTTTTTTAATAAATTAACTTTTTCTAGTGTGTCTATATAATCATGCATACAATCTACTATATGTTTTGATATTTTAGTTTTTTGTAAAATATTAGTAACCTCTAACTCTGAATCTAATCTCCCAGCTAATCTATGACCAAAAGAAATTAATTTATTTTTTTCTTTTTCGTAGTGATAATTTAAATCATCTATAGATTCCATAGGTAAATTATAGCATTTAACTATTCTGCCAAATATGGTTGTTTGTGCTTTCATTCTTTTTTCTACCTCTTTCATAACATGTTTTTTATGTCAAGAAAACAATTTTAAAAAGATTACTTGATATATTTACTACACATGTTTAAATTAGATCTCACCCAAAAAATTATAAATCAGGAGAAATTATGGAAAATCAAGAAGTATTGAAGGCTATAGCTACCCTTGCTGATAAGGTGAGTCGTTACCACGAACGTTTATTAGCAGTGGAAAGAGAAAAACAAAAATTAGAGAAAGTATTATCCGAACATTTAAAAGGGTGCGGTTGTCATAATACTTCTGAAGAACAAGTAATGTTAAATGGTAATACTTCTGAAATAGAATGCGAAGCTTGTAGCGCTTAATTTTTTTTAACGGGCGCAATCATATCAGCTAACTTAGGTGCAAAAATTTTAACATCTCTTTTTATATCTGTAGCTGTGGTCTTAGTATTTATATTTTCAATATCTTTTTGAACTTCTTCTTCAGAAGAATATTCATATCCTGTTTGTATATTAGTAATTGTGGTTTCAGATCGACAACTCATTTTTGGTATTTCTCTACCATCAGCTAATTTAACTGTTCCTAGTTGTTTGGCTTCTTCTATAATTTTAGGCATTCATTTTCCTTTTTAATTCTAAATTAAAACTTAATACAATCCTCTCTTCATTAGAATTATTTTTTTCTACTTCATGATTAATCCATGAAGGAAAAAAAATTAAATCATTAGGTTTAGGTGTCCACGAAACACGGCTACTTGTATGTATACTTTCGTCCTTTTGCTTTGGAGGTGATAAAACTTCAGATTGAGGTCTAGGATCATGAAAAATAAGAGAACCGCTATTAGGAGGAACTTGTAAATAAAAAACGCCTGAAAGATAATTAAAAGGGTGTGAATGCAATTTATTACTGCTTCCAGGACCATTAATCACGGCCCACAGACCACTTAATTCAGGAATCATATAGTCTTCAATAGATAAATGATTCATTACTTCTTGACCTAAATTTATAATTTCAGATTTTAATGTAGACAACCGTTCGTCAGAATATAAGTCATCTTGACTATGCCATCCACCCTCGTTCGTCTTTCTTATTCCTTTAGGATCTTTCTGTTGTTTCTCTTTTATAACTTTAATTAGGTCTTCATACCCTGCTAAATTTATAGAAAAGACGGGGGTAATAAATAAAGAATGTAAATCGATTATAAATCTCCTTTTGTAATTTCTAAAACAGATACTGTAACATGAATTTGATTAGCAGCATTTGCTTGCACATATAATATATCACTTTCTTCTAAAACTAAAGGCTGTTCTAATAATTCTACTGTAGTATTAGCCGCTAAACTTTTTTGATTAAATAAAACAAACGTAGAAGTAGCACTAGAATCTAAATATTTTATATCTACCAATGTAGTATTTGCTGAATCACTAGCCACTAATATAGATTTAACAAGCGTTGTAGTAGGAAAAACAGGAGCCGTACCTGTTACCCCAGGAGAAGTTGTTGGAACTGTATAAATAGCATTTAAATCAGTATTTACAACGTCTAATGAAGAATTTACAAAATTATCAGCCAACGAACCAACTCCTTCCTGAAGATTTATCTACTATGTCTTGAGAGTAAGATGTATTTAAATTTAAAATAAGTTGTTCAAGTAATCTAATTAATTGATCAATTTGAGACTGTTCATATTCAACCGTTGCATTTGGTAATCGTGTTATTGTTATTTTAGCCATTATGTTTTTTTATTATTTTGTGCAAATTTACGAGCTGCTTCTACAGATCCAAATCCCCATTT